TGCCGGGCCGTCCTCCCCAGGGGCACCGTGCAGGCCTACGAGAAGCACGTCTCAGGCGCGTGTGGGGAGCACGCCTGCCCCTCTCGTGCGGGCCACTCTACGTGCTGTTTGAACGCAGTCCAGTCCCTCGTATGGGTGAGCTGCAGAAAGATCACGTGGGTGTGTGGACTCCATGTGGACTCTGATCATGGAACAGGCCCCCCGTTCGAATAGAACGAGGGGCCTGCACCCACTCTGACCCGCTATGCAAGCTGTGCCCCCGGCAGGATTCGAACCTGCGACACCCGCTTTAGGAGAGAACGTGACCGACAGTCACGAACTTCCGAGGAGTTACGCGAACTTCCGAGAGTTCCCCTGACCTGCGGAAACAGGAAGCAACGAGAACGCCCCCGAACCTTCAAGGGGGCGTTGTGGACTCCATGTGGACTCCGCGTGGACTCCACCCCGTCACACCGCCCTCAGCACTCGAACACCCTCCGACTCCGGCGCCATCCGAGCCCGCACCTTCGCCGCCACATCCTCCGGCGCATGCTGGTAAATCCACGTCACCTTCGACCCACGCTCATGACCCATGACCGCCTGCGCATCCTTCTCCGGAATCCCCAGATCCTTCAACCACGTCGCAAACACATGCCTCAAGTCGTGCACCCGCGGCCACCACTCCATACGACCCGTCTCCGGGTTCTTCACCTGCCGTGCCAGGCCCGCCTCCTGAATGGCCGGCACCCACACACGACGAAAGTTGTGCCGCGTCAGCACGCCGCCCTGCGGCCCCCGGAACACCAGCTCGGCCGGCACCAGATCGTAGGGGTCATCGCCGATGGGCGTCACCGACTCCGCCGGCCGCCACCGAGCCGCCATCGTCCGCACCGCGTCGGCCGCTTGAGGCGTCACCGGCACAGTCCGGAAACCGGCCACGCTCTTGGGCGCCGCCTTCCGGAACAACTTCCCGTCGTCCTCGCTGAGCACTTCCTTCACCTTGAGGTGCTGAGCCTCGAGGTCCACGTTCTCCCACCGAAGCCCCGTCGCCTCACCCCACCGCATCCCCGTGTTCTCCAGGAACACCACCAACGGCCGGTAGTACATCGGCAACTGCTCCACGATGAGCGCGACCTGCTCACGCGTCGGCGGCCGCAAATCATCTGGGTGCTTGGCCGGAGCCTCGCCGACCTCGAGGTCTGCGGCCGGGTTGAAGGGGATACGTCGGCCGTCCTTCACCGCGGCCCGCAGCATCTGGTTGAGGACCTCGCACACCTTCTTCCGGGTGTGATAGCCCTTCACCTCCTTCGTGAGCCACGCCTGGAGCTCGATGTACTCCAGGTCGCACAGCCGCCACTGGCCCCACTTGGGCTTGATGTGGGCGTTCCAGTTGGACAGCTTCCTGTTCGTCGTCGTGACGGCCCGATCGGGCTGGGCTTCCCACCACTTCTCCCACCAGTCGGCGAGAGTGATCTCGCCGCGCTTGGGGTCCCCATACGTCCGCTCGCGAACCTTCGTCCGCGTCTTGTCGAGGAACGCCTCGGCCGCCTTCTTCCCGCCGGCTGCGATGGGGAAGTTCTTCGCTTTCTGCTTCCCTGACGGGTCCCGGTATCGGGCCTGCCACGGACCGGCGCAGTCCCGGCGTCGGCGACGCTCGGGGTTCCCGTTCTCGGGCGGGTATGTGGTCATGCAGTCCTGGCATCCGCATGTCTTCACGCGGATCTGCCGCGGATTGTTCGAGGCGCTACGCCCCATGCTTCACCACCTGCTCGCTCCTTCGCTGCTGAGGTACTGCGGGGAGGAGAAGAATCGTCTCCCCGCACCAGCAGACTGCACCCAACTCGGGTTGAATGACGTGAAGTTCAGAGAGAACCGCACGGACGGCGGTGACCCTGCGTGAAGTGGCGATGGATGCAGGAAGGGTGATCAGCCCAGCGCCGTCGTAGATCGGCGCAGTGGAGTGGGCTGTGAAGCGGATGCGGACGCACATGCGTGACCCCCGGAATCGCAGGCTGGGCGGGTTCCTGCGGCCGAGGGGGAGGGCATCGGCCGTGGGGACGACCGTACCCCCATGCGGAGATATATGCGACCGATGTTGAACAAATGGTTGCCGCGATCTCACTTGGAGTGAGATAGGCGGTCTAACGGAGACTCACGAGAACTTGGAACGGTTGCGCTCCGCGAGCGCGCGCATCTCGATCTCTTTCATCTCCTGCTGCTCCACGGTCAGTTCACGGAACAGCTCGAAGAGGGCCTCTTCCCTGCTGGCGCTGATGGGGCCGGGAGTCTCCCGGCCGAGCGCGCTGAACAGGCGGTCCTCGGTGAACTTCGGGAAGGCCTTCGCGAGGGCGACGACCGAGGCGCGGCGGGGCTTCTTCTGCCGGTGCACCCAGGTGCCGACGGCTGCCGAGGAGACGCCGACGGCCTTCGCGATGTCGCTGTCGTTGACCCCGTATTCGTCCTTGAGGGCAGCGAGCGCCTGCGCGAAGTCCTCGACTGGGGGGTTACCTTCGGTCTCCACGCGCCTAGACTGCCCTGCCGCTTCTACTTTAAGCAAGCGAAAGTAGAAGCGTGGCGCAAAGGTGTGCGGCGCGCGACGGCGGCGTTACGCGTAGTGGCATATGCGGTTCACTACCCGCACCGGAGACCCTACGCTCAGCCATCACCAACGGGAAGCTTCTCAGTACTTCTCGGCACTTCCCGTTGACAGGGTTCAACTTCAACTGTAGAAATGTTTCATCGCCTCGGAGAACGGGACGAACCCACCACCACCTGGTACGGGGAACACATGCCGAAACTCACCCGCAAGGGCGAAGGCAAGCCACTCAGAGAAGCCATGGACCGAGCCCACCTCACCATCGAGGAACTCGCCGAGGCGACGAAGGACGTGGACCCCGACGGCAAAGGCGTCAGCGCCTCCACCGTCGGCCGCCTCACCTCTCGCGGCAAGAGCGCTCGCGACCGCTGCGAGTGGACCACAGCCTGGGTCGTCGCCGTAGCACTCCACCGGCGCACGAACGCCCCCCTCCAGGACCTCTTCGACCCCCCGTTTTTCACGCCCCCAGATTCAACTTCAACAGTAGAAAGGTCAAGGTCTGATGCAGCGAACGAAGCATGAGCGCCGCGTCCCCCTCCCGGCCGGGCTCGTTCCCCTGCTCACCCAGCGCGAGATCGAGACGTACTACGGCGTCTCCACCTGGCAGATCGACCAGTGGCGGAAGGCCGGCATGCCGGACGAGCCGTTCGCCGGCCAGGGACGCCGATACGACCTGGCGAAGTGCCAGGCCTGGCACACCCAGAACGCGACGGACGCACGGTCGTGGTCGACCGAAGACGCGCAGGAGCTCGCCCCGACGGGCTGAGACTCCACCGCCCGAACGAAAGCGGGCCCGCCCCGGACGCCCCCGGTGACGAGCCCAGACCCACCGAAGCAAAGCAAGGAGTGGATCGCAATGAGTATGACCCCTACTGGCCTTCCCGGTCACACCACGCTGGTGATGACCCTGCCGAAAGCGCCGCTGCCGGACGCGGAGAAGGCGCGCGCGCTGGCGCAGAACCGCAACGCGTTCACCGTTGACTGCCTGATCGACCGCGCGAGTCTGCCGGCTCCGGTGCGGATCCCGCGGGCGGGGTCGGTGCATGTGATGGTCGCGGATGTCGACGACCTCGGTGAGTGGCTGCGCGCTCTCGGGGGCGAGGTTCATGTGAGCCCGGAGTTTGAGGGTGTGGAGTTGTGGACGCTGCACACGCGCACGGAGCCGCGTGAGGACGGGTCGGCGGTGCTGGTGCATGTGTCGGTGCCGGTTCCGGCGGGCGAGCTGGTCATGGACTGGATCCGTCAGGCGGTCCGGTCATGAGTGAGCCGATCGAGACGGTCGAGGATGCGGTGCGCGAGCTGGGTGCGCTGCCGATGCCCGCAGGCCCGGTGCCGCTGGCGTTGCCGTGGGCGCACGTGATGTCGGACCACGACCTGCACGGGTTCCTCGCTGATCTGGTGTCGGCGGCGATGGGCCGGTGGCAGTCGGATCCCGAGGTGCCGGACCGCGAGGTGTTGGCGGCAGTGGAGAAGGTGTGCGCGGAGTGGCGGACACCGGGCGCGGGGCATCGGCTGGATGGGTCGGAGTTTGACGGGGTCACAGTAAGGCTCGCGCCGTCGCAGGCGGTGCGGGTGGATCGCCGGTCGCTGGAGGACCCGCATGATTCGCCGCTGTACCACCCGTATCGGCTGGGTCACGACCTGCCCGAGCTGGGTGGCGCGCTGTGACCGGCTACGTCCGCTGGCCTGATGGTCGTCCGCCGACTCCGTTCGGCTGCCGCTGGTGCGGATTCCCGGGGCCTCACGGCCGGATGTACCTGCCCGGACGCGGCATGCACGCCTGGGAGCGGCCGACGGAAGCGCAGATCAAGGCCCGCATGCTGGCCCGCCGGAATGCCCGTAAGGCCGTGTGCCGGTGCCCGGTGGATGACGAGTGGCGTCCGTTCGCTCCGGTCTTCGACCCGTACCAGTGCGAGGCCTCCGACTGCCACGGCTACACCTCGGAGACGGACCCGTTCGGCGGTGGCTCGTACTGGCGGTCGGTGCACACGCAGAGCGCCAAGGTGTCCTGCCGGTGCAAGACGTGCGGCTGGGAGACGTCGGTCTGGCATGTGGATGACGGGTCGGCGGAGGAAGAGCTTCACCGTCACGCGGTTCGTGCGCATGGGGCCACCTCGTGAGCGGCCAACCGCCGTCGCTCGCGGATTGGTTGCAGATGCTGTGCCTGGCCGTCGCGGTGTTCGAGGCGTGCTCGGTCCCGTTCTTCCTGCTAGTGGACGCGGACCCGTGCGACTTCGACCCCCGGCCGGCCGCACGTCGGCTGCTGTTGTCGCGGCCGGTGGATCGGGTGTTGGCCACTCCGTCCGGCTGCTGGCTGCTCCTCGCTTGGCCGCGCCTGAAGACGGCTGCGGGTGATGCCTGCCGG